CTCAACCATCTAAATATATTTTAGCTAATTCTGAATATCATTTTACTATGACACACCATGCAGCAACGGCTTTCTGGTATAATAATGATTTACATAAAACAGTTGAGTCTGATAAAGCTCCTGATTTCTTATCGCATTTGTTTGATAGGATGACACCATTAATTGAAAAAGGTAAAATCATCTACAAAGAAAAGCAAGCTGAAAGAAAAGCTAAAAGTAATATAATTACTATATCACCACAAGAAAAATTAGTACGTAAGATTAATAATACTATTATGCAAGAATTACTTGAACTAGAAGACAAGTGGATCGATGGTGACGAAGCCACTATTAATATTTATGATAGATTCAAGTACCACGGCCTAACGAATACAGCTATAAGCCACGTTAAGCCTATGATTGAGGGTTGGCTCCTTGACTATGAGGATGCTTACCACAAACGATGTGATCAAGCAGTTGAAGGTTACTCCCACCTAAAAAGGTCAACTCTCAATCAAAGAATTAAAATATGTACTGCAATGTTGGAAGACTTAGAAAGAATTAGGTCTGCAACTAAAGCATCAAGAAATGTTAAAATCAAAAGACCTAAGTCTGTTGATAAACAAGTTGCTAAAGTACAATATAAGAAAGAAGATAATGATTTTAAAATCGTATCAATTAATCCAATTCAGATACCTACAAAGACAAGGTTGTATGCATTCAATACTAAAAGTAAAATGGTTATTGAATATGTTACTGAAAGTCCAAATGGATTTGAAATATCTGGTTCGACTATTAAGAACATTTCTAACGGTTTAAGTAGAACTGTGTGTTTACGTAAACCACTTGACTTCTTACCGATTGTTTTACAGAAAACGCCAAAGCAAATAAATGATGCTTGGGAAACTATTAAAACAAAAACAAAAGTGCCTAATGGCAGAATCAATAAAGATACAATTTTACTAAGGATTTTAGACAAATGAAAATAGAAGAACAATTTCTAACAAAGTCTAAATTTACAAAGCTTATTGAAAGTACCGCTGTTGATATGAAAATACCTTATATGGATGCAATATTAAAAGTTTGTGAAACGAATGATATTGAACCTGAAGATGTAAAGAAATTCATATCACCAGTTATTAGAGATAAGCTTGAAGCAGAGGCAATGGATTTAAACTTTTTACCTAAAAAGAATTCTATTGACTCATCACTATTTGAGTAGTCGTATATATAATACTACACAATGCAATAATACAGTTAATATTTCAGCAAATAAGGAGACAATACAATGTCATTTGAAACATTAAAACGCAATCGCGGTTCAAACATCAATAAAATTATAGAAGCAGCACAATCCGTTGGCGGAGGCGAACAAAAGTCTTACGTAGATGAAAGAGTGTGGAAACCTACAGTTGATAAAGCAGGTAATGGCTATGCCATTATCAGATTCCTTCCCGGTAAAGATGGTGCAATACCATTTGTAAGATATTGGGATCACGGCTTTAAAGGTCCAACTGGTTTATGGTATATTGAAAACTCACTTACATCAATAAGTCAAACTGATCCAGTTGGTGAATTGAATTCAAGGCTTTGGAATTCTGGTATTGATGCCGACAAAGAAAAAGCAAGATCTCAAAAAAGAAGATTACATTATGCTACAAACATATATGTAGTTCAAGATCCATCAGCACCTCAAAACGAAGGTAAAGTATTTCTATATAAATTTGGAAAGAAAATCTTCGATAAGATTATGGATAAAATGAATCCAGAGTTTGCAGATGAAACTCCAATGGATGCATTTGATTTTTGGGAAGGTGCTAACTTCAAACTTAAGATAAGAAATGTTGAAGGCTATAGAAACTATGATAAGTCAGAGTTTGCTTCTCCATCTTCTTTTCTTGAAAGTGATGAAGCTAAACTTGAAGAAGTGTATAACCAAATGCACGATATTACTGAGTTCACTAATCCAAAGAACTACAAGACATATGATGAACTTAAAGCTAAATTAATGAGAGTTCTTGGTGAAGAAATGAATGCAGGTTCATATTCAGTAAAAGAAGAAATCAAGATGAATGATCCAGTAGCTGCAATGGAACCTGTTACCGTTGAAGAAATCAGCACTGAGGATGAAGACACTATGTCTTACTTTGCTAAGTTAGCGAAAGAAGATGCTTAGAATAAATTACTAGGATTTTTAATCTGATTACTTAGATTATCTTGTCTATCAATAACGCCGGCGTTATCTAGTACAACTCCGGCGTTGTTGTTTGTAGTCACACTTCTATTATTCGAATTTACCATATTAACATCGCCTGCATTTCCAGTAGGGTCCATACCACCAGATGTTGTTCCTGAAGGATTTCGATTAGCTTCAAATTGATTTCTAACTCCACTCATAGCAGGGCTTTTACTAGCGTTTGAATTATAATCAAACATATCAATTGCACGGTTAGCTAACTTCCCAACAGTCGCTTTTGCAGAAGTTTGTGCGTCATTAAATAAATTATTTATTGCGTCAAATCCAAAGGCGTCGACCTTTTTACCTAGCATCCACTGGCTTAATCCTTTTGCAACAGTGTCACCTGCAAAGTAACCTAAACCACCACCTACTATACCACCTAAAATTGTGCCGGGGCCAGGGAACACGGATCCTAGTGCTGCACCTAATTTAGTTCCACCTACTCCACCAAGTATACCACCAAACAAACCGCTTACTGCGTCCACTGTAACATTACCAGTTCTCGCCATATTAAGTATTTCACCAACACCAAGTAAAGTACCTAGTCCACCAAATCTTCCTGCAAATTTTAAGAACTTTGCTAGTCTCGGGTATTTACTTAATGATTTCATCAACCCTTTATCGATTCTACTTTCTGCACCACCTTTACCTTTTAATCCTTTACTTGCTGGATCTATATCTGGTGCTTTACTGACAGAACTTTTTCCTTTGAATTTATCAACAACCTTTTTACCACCGTATAATGCAGCTCCAGTAGCGGCGGTACTAGCTATGAACCCGCTTGAATCAGTTGCTTCATTACCCATCAATTTATTAATACCTACGCCACCACCAGCAATTGCTAATAGTGCCGCACCTGCGGGTGTAGCCATCATTAACCTCGAAGCTCCAGCCAATAGTGCTAATATTTTTCCGGGCATAAAGAGCGCTGCAACGCCGCCTACTAATAGTAAACTCTTACCTATATCTTTAAATGTATTTTCACTTTTACCTTCAAGTAAATTATTAATACTTTTTAAACCACCGCCGACTGCATCGCCAAATCCCTTAAAAAAAGTACTTATTGCCGGAAATTTGACTTCTAATTTTCTTAAGTTAATTAATAATTGTCCAGCTTCTTCATCTACGGTTTCATTTTTTAATAAACCACCTAATATGCCACCTATTAATGCAAATCTAGGTCCAAGTAAAAATCCAAGTGCACCACCTTTTATAACACCGCCTAACGTATCTTTTACTTCTTGTTTAGCGTCTTCACCCGTCAGCATTTCAGCTATGCGATCGCCAAACATTACACCTAAACCAGCTACACCAAATCTAAACATTTTAGATCCAAGTAGACTCGTTAAAAAAGTACCGGCTAACCCTATAGGTAAAATACCACCTAATTTCGAAAACAAGTCTTTACCTAAACCGAATCCTTTTTTTGCACCACTCCCTACTGCACCAGCAGCACCACCAACACGACTTATAACAGAAGCTTTAGTTTCTCTATTAGTTTCTATGTCTTCTCTTCTATCACGCGTATCTTTACTTTTCATGAAATCTACAAACTTAGAAATACCTTCATTAGTTTGTTTCTGTTCTTTTGCTACGCCTGATAGTGCTAAATTAGTTACGCCTAAAGTTGCATTGACTTCTGCTAATGTTGTCATCTTGCTTGCCTCTGTTCCTCTCGTGCTCTTTCTTCTAAGTGATCATTAAGTAACATTAAATATACCTCTCTCTCCCACGGTAACATTTCTTCTAAGTCAGATAAAGAATAGTTGAAATGTTGCATCATCAAAAAATTAGTCTTGAAGTAATTCTCCAAGGTTTCATGAGAGAGGTTAATTAAAAAAAATCTTGTAAGCCTTTCAATTGCACAGTATTTTCATGTTGACATTTTTTACAAGTAAACTTTTCTTCATGTTGCATTGCAGGCATGCTTTCCACGAAATCTGTAATCTTTGTTAATTGTTCGTTAGTAAGAGAATTTACAAATTTTTCTATTTCTTCTCTTGATTCTTGACTTATGATAATTTTATCATCACCAGTTTGTACTGAATACATACAACTTATAATTGATTCAAATAATAATTCTGCTTGTGATCCAGCTGGATTATTGTAGTTAGGATTACGCAACATATCATCATAGGTTGGGTATTTCATTTCAATACTTACTGTATCTGTAATTGGAATCATTTTAGTTTTAATTTCAGAAGCTTTCATTTTTACTTCTTCTAAATTAATTACAACTTCATTTTCTTCATTGCAATCTACACATGCGGATCTTATAGTTGAAGTTTCTCCAACTGACTTTGCTCTTACTTGTGTAAATACGTAATCA